CAAGCGGCAAGAGTAAAGTAAGCAAGCGAATGACCCCATCCAGCCATTTCATATGGGCTCGATTAGCCCGAAAGGCGGTCAAGGGTAGTGAGAACGCCGTTAATCTGCGTCTCAGCAAGCGCTTTCTCAAGGATCTTCAACAGATCCTTGCGATTCTGAGTCGAGCTATCAGCGGGGAAGATGAACTCGACCTTTGCACGGAGCGTGTAAGCAACCTTCGGGATGCTAACACCGTTGATGACTTCCGTCACCGACACCGGCATGGCCAAATCAATCCCACCACGATAGACACGAGAGCCGTTCGACCCAGCCGGATCGCGGAGTGAGACAGACAGAGGCCAGTATCCCGACGGGAAACTAGCAGTCTTCTCATTCCACCGAACGGTGTCGCCGTCATTCTTACCAAACACAAAGGTATGATTGACGGGAGTACCAGCTGCATCGGGAAGTACGATATTGGCAATAGCCATTATTTATCCTGGATTGGATGATTATCGGATTGCCTGCACGAGCAAACTAACTAAGTTTTGCACGCGCCGGCCCTTGAAAGGGTCCTCGTCTATCGCTAGACTCAGACCCAAGGGTTCCGTTCCATAGACCGACCGGGTTAACCGGACTCGGTTCTGGACCGCAGCAGAAGAGCCATTACTGACTTTCTGCTGAACGGCAGACGTTGAATCAATCCTCATAGAAGAGTTATTGATCCATGTCTTCCGTTGTCCCCTGGAGATCTTGGAAACCGTCCCGCCCCGAAAGCTCCATCCCAAGCCAGCGTCCAGCTGACTAAAGAAGTTGCTCACGGGTACGATATAGTCCACCAAGAAACTGAGCGGAAGAAGCTCCCAGGCAGTCTCCATCGGGTTTGTTAAACCCAACTGAGATGCTGTTGCCAGCATGGGATTGGTTAGCACGTAGTCCAGACGAACCTTACACCGATGCCGTTCTTTCGTTCGGCCATCGATAAAGCCTTTCGTCAGGAAACCACATGCGACCCCCCACTGACCGGGCAAATCGGATGTTTGCTCAGCTGTCCCCACGACGTGACACTTGTACCGATCTTGAAAACGATCGGTATCACCGAACTCATTACTGAGTTCTTGTGTCGCACCATGGATATCGGACAAAAGTGGCATCCATCCGAAGCTGTATTCGAGCCAGAGCCCTGAGACTTCACGATTATTCCTGTGAAGTGATCTCTTTCGAGGTCGACGTTTACGGTGTTTCCGG